CGCCATGGGCCCAGTCAGGCCCCCAGACGCCCTGGTGATGAACCGTCGGCAGTACGTCGTGGTCGATCATCCAGACGCCATCGACGGAGGCCTTCAGGGCCTCGCCCGGACGCAGCGGGAAATAGGGGTGGAAGCCCAGGCCCCCCGGCATCGGCGTCTCGCCCGTATTGGTCACCGACAGCTCCAGACGCAGACGGTTTTCCGGGACTGTACAGGCATAACTAGTTGAAATCGAGTGGTTATGGTGAAACGTCGATGGATGAATCAGGCCCAGTATGCGGAACATCGGGGGGTAACGCAGCAGGTCGTCTCAGCCGATTGCAGGTCAGGGAAGCTTTCGGGGGCCGCCAAGAAGAATTCGAAGGGCTTCTGGCAGATAGATCAGGCAAAAGCGGACGCGCTCCTCGCCGAGCGATCGAACCCGGCCAGAACCAAAGAGGCCCAGCAGAAGTGGAAGAAAAAGAAGCGAAAGCCGTACAAGAAGAAGGATCCCCCGCAGGAAACAGAGATCGAAAAAACGATTCAGGAGGCCGGTTTCGAGGGCTTGGGGTATTACGAGGCCCGGACCGAGAACGAGCGATACAGGGCGGCACTCAACAAGCTCAAGTTCCAGACCGCGACGAAGAATCTGGTTCGTCGCGCGGAGGTGGAGCGGGCGGCGTTCAACGTGGGCCGCGCCGTGAGGGACGCTGTTTTGAACGTACCACCAAGGATCTCTTCTATCCTGGCCGGGGAAATGGACCAGTTTCGGGTGGAGAAGGCACTTACCGAGGAGCTCAAGAAAGCGCTTGATGAACTCAGCAGCGGAAAATATCATGCCGGGGCCTCTTCCGAGCATGCCGTCTGACAACGGGCGTCAGGCCTATTGTGAGGCGTTTTTCTCCGGGCTCCGTCCCGATCCGACCCTCACCATCACCGAATGGGCCGATACCCACCGAATCCTCCCCGCCAAGGCGAGTTCCGAACCCGGGAAATACCGATCGAGCCGAACGCCTTTCATGCGCGAAATCATGGACGAGCTTTCGTTTACCTCCTCGACCCAGGAGGTGGCGCTCATGAAGGCCACCCAGATTTCCGGGACGGTTACCCTGGAGAACTGGTGGCTGTACACGGTAGACATGGCCCCCTGCCCGTTTTTCATTGTCCACCCAACCCTCGACCTGGCCAGGGACCACAGCCGGCAGAAGCTGGCTCCCACGATCACGGCCATGCCGCGCGTGAAAAGCAAGATCCGGGACGTCCGGACCCGGGATTCCGGGAACACGATGCTCTGCAAGGAGTATCCAGGGGGGATCCTTTTCCTCTCCGGAGCGAACAGCCCCGCATCCTTCCGGCAGAAAAGTGTGCGGTGCCTGGGCCTGGACGATCTGGACGGGTTTGAAATGACGACGGAAGGCGACTCAGAGGCCTTGGCTCTCCGCAGAACAGACGCCTTCGGAAGCCGAAAGAAGATCTTCCGGTGTTCCACGCCGACCCTGATGGACACTTCCAGGATTTGGAAGGCCTTCAACGCCGGGAGCAAGGCCAAGTACCACGTCCCTTGCCCTCATTGCGGGGAATATCAGGAGCTTCTCTGGGGAGGGCCGGGAGCTGCGTTCGGGATCAAATTCACAAGGGGCGCGGAGAATGTGATCACGGATGTCTGGTACGAGTGCCGGCATTGCCATTCGAGGATCGACGAATCGTCGAAAACCTATATGTTGGGGGCCGGGCGTTGGGTCCATGAACACCCGGAGCGGTTGGAGCGAAGTTACCACATCAGTTCCCTTTATTCCCCCCTGGGCCTGGTCTCATGGCGCCAGATCGTGAAGGAGTTTCTCGAAGCCAAGTCCGACCCTTCGCGCCTGCAGGTTTGGACCAACACGCGGCTCGGGCTTCCATGGGAAGACAGAGGAGAGCGGCCGGAGATCGCCATCCTGATGGCACGGGCGGAACCATACGAGATCCTGACGGTGCCCGCGGGCGCGAAGATCTTGACCGCGGGGGTTGACGTCCAGGATGATCGCCTAGCCCTGGCAATATGGGGATGGGGCAGGGGGGAGGAAAGCTGGCTCGTGTGGTGGGGTGAGCTGTACGGAGATCCTGCACAACCGCACGTCTGGGGAAGTCTGGACGAAATGCTGTTCCGCGATATCCCAGGCCAGGGGGGCGTCAAGCTCCGGATTGTTTCGGCAGCAGTAGATACAGGCGGGCATCACAATCGGGATGTTCAGCGATATTGTAGGGACAGAGTGCCAAGAGTCATCGCCATAAAGGGGAGCTCGAAGCCGAATCAGCCAATCCTCGGAAAACCGACCCTCCAGGATGTAGATTTCGGCGGGGTGAAGATCAAGAACGGCATTCAGCTCTGGCCTGTTGGAACCGACACGGCAAAAGCCACGATCTACGCACGGCTCAAGATCTCAGACCCAGGCCCTGGGTACATGCATTTCCCCATCGGGATACAGGAGGAATTCTACAGACAGCTCACCGGGGAAAAGAGGATCACGAAATACGTGAAGGGGTTTCCGAAGCACGAGTGGGTGAAGATCCGGAGGAACGAGGCGCTGGATATTACGGTCTACGCCTACGCGGCTGCAATACGGGCCGGGATCGACCGGGTTGACTGGGACCGCGCAGAAGGAAAGGCCAGGCAGGAGAAGCCGAAGCAACCGAAACCGCAAGTGAGGGAATCGAGATGGTGACACGAGCTGCCGGGGTGCTCCAAGGAATGAAGGAAATCTGTCTCTATGTGAACAGGTCAGAGGCGACCGTTGTCCGCTGGATCAAGGAATTTGCATTCCCCGCGAGCAAAATCGCCGGGGGGACCTGGGAATCAGACAAGGCCCTTGTCGACGACTGGCGCCGGAAGTCCATATCAGAACCTCCCAGCGGCACCAAGAAGAACGGAGAGGAATCTCTCAAAAAAAAATGGCGAGGTGGTAGAAAAAAAAGGAAATAGAAAATCCTGTCAAGTCCTAAGGGTCCTTAAATTTCCGCATCCGTCCGCATCCGTCCGTAAATATCCGCAGATTTCCGCATCCGTCCGTACCCGCCCAAATTCCGCAAAATGTCATGGTAGCGTGTCGCCATGGCGTACACGTCCACCGATCTTACGAACATAGAGGCCGCAATCATCGCCCTGGCGCGGGGTCAGAGGGCCGTCCGTGTGCAGATCGGTGACAAGTCGGTCCAGTATTCCGACGCCCAGCTCCCGGACCTGATCAAGCTAAAGGCGGATATCCAGGGGGAACTGGGCTCGTTCCAGTTCCGGACTTACGCCTACAACGGTGGGAGAAGCTCTTGAACCGGTACGAGCAGATTGCGGGGATCATCGACCAGGCCGTTGCCCTGTGGTCCCCCAGGCGTGCCATCCACCGCCGGCTCGACCGCGAACAACTGCAAAGGCTCCAGAAGCGGGAGCAGTACGCCGCGGCGAAGACCAGCCGTCTTACGGGCGCGTGGTCTCCCACGAACACCAGCGTCAACGCCGTCATCGAGGCATCGAGCCCCAAGGTTCGGGCCCGGGTGCGGCAGCTCGTCCGGGACTTCCCGGTACTCGCCAACGCCATCCGGAAGATCCAAAACTACACCGTGGGGTCCGGGATACAACTCCAGTCCCGTGTTGTCAGGGTGAACGGGAAAGAAACCTTCGACGATGATGCCATCCGGCAGATTGAAACCGCATGGGACCGCTGGAAGGAAGAGGCGGACATTGCCGGAAAGCTGCACCTCGACGAGATGGCGGGGATCGCCAAGCGCCAGGACGGCGAATGCGGTGAATTCCTCCTCATCAAAACCCGGTCGACCAAGAAGGGCCGCTTCCTACCGTTCGCCCTGCAGATGGTGGAACCGGACTGGCTTTCGGACTTGAGCGTCACGCCGAGCTCTGGCGCGCAAAATACCGAGATCCGGCAGGGGATCGAGTACGATCGGAAAACCTGTGAGGTGCTGGCGTATCACCTGGTGGATCCGGACGACCCGATCAAGGCACAGAGATACAAGTCGGAGAGCATAATCCACGGGTTTGAAACGCTCCGCCCGGGTCAACTGCGAGGGATCAGTATTCTTGCCGCTGGGGTTCTGCTGGCCCGTGACATCGACGAGATGATGCAGGCAGAGCTCGACGCAGCAAAGATGGCTGCGAAATACCTCTCGTTCGTGACGACCGCGGACCCTGCCGGCCGGCAGAACTCGCTTGTCGAGACCGACTCGGAAACACAGCAGAAAATCGAATCGATGGAAAACGCCATCATCGAGTATCTGCGGCCCGGGGAGAAGGTCGAGATCGCCAGCAACCCGCGCCCCGGGGCGAACTTTGCCCCCTTCATCAAGCTCTGTCTTCGATTCATGGCGATCGCCACGGGCATCCCGTACGCGATCCTCTCCGGGGACTACGAGCAGATCCCTTATTCCTCGGGCCGCATGGTCCGGAATGACATGAATGTGGACCTTGTTCCCGTGCAGACCCGGCATGTAAGGCATTTCTACACTCCGGTTTTCCGGACTTTCCTCGATGAGGCGGTGATCTCGGGGAGGCTTGTCCTTCCCGGATACTGGCAAAACCCGCAGGCCTACCAGAAATGCGAGTGGTTTCCGCCCATCGTCCCGTCCCCGGAGCCGCTCAAGGACATGAAGACGGACATCGAGGGGATCCGTGCCGGACTCAGAAGTCCGTATGAAGTCGCCAAATCAAGGGGAAAGGACGCCGAGGAAGTTTTGCGGGAAATCGCGAAGTTCAACGATCTGGCCAAGGAGCTCGGGGTAATCATCAACCTGGGCGGAGTCAGCACGGCCGACGCGAACAACCCCGCCTCTCTGATGGATATCGGGGACGGCGAGGGGGATGGAGACCGCTACGATGCCTGAAATAGTCATTCCGATCATGGCCCTTACATATCGGTCGCTGTCGATCCGTCAGATGGGCCCGGGAACGGTC